TGTTCAATTAGCGATTCGTCGTTCATTGGGCCGTAAGTTCTAAACAATCCGAGAATTATTCGATAGGAATCTGCAAGCCCCGTGACCGACTTTTCGGCGTTGTGGCTTGTTGTTGGGTCAGTTGTGCGTGTGTTCATTATTGCCCCTTTCAGTAGGCGATGAAGGTGTTGTGGAAGGCAAGGAATAAGTCCCAAGCCCAGGCGATTATGATGCGGTGAGTTTCGGTGACCACCAACCAAGCTCCAAGTGTGGCGAGTGTTGCCACCAGAAAGAATTGTCGTGTTTCTGTTCTCATGCTGGCAGCTCAGCTAGTGCTGTGCGGAACGTGCGGATTTGGTGGTTTACTGCGGTGATAAAAACTTTAGGCGCTTTGACTGCGTAAGCCTGGGTGCGCTGAGTTAGTGCTGTGGCTAGTAGTGCTTCTAGTTCTTGCTTGTTCATTCTGTCCCTTTCGTTGTTAGTAATAGATTACTAGTTTCGAAATAAGTACGCAAGTACATTTAGGCAAGATGTTACCTACCCGTTACAAGGCAGTTATTGTGATGTCTACGCCTGGCTCGCGATCGTCGGCGTAGTACTTGTGGGCAATCAGTTCAATGACTTGAGCGTCGTCGCCCCAAAGTATGCCGTCACCGACCTTGCCGTTCAATCCTTGCGAAACGCCATCAAGCGCCCCGCGCACCAGCTTGTCAATGTCCGGCGGCACGATTGGCATTGCTCTTTTTGTTACTTTCACAGATGGCGGCCTGCGAAGGTAGAAAACTATCTCCACCCTCACAGGGCCTAGCATCTTGGTGTAACCTGCCGGTAGGTTGTGACAGGCTTCTGCTATTGCCGCCCGCCAAGGTTTCAATGTCTTGGCAGATTGCTCGACTACCCGCCCGTTAAAGACCGCTTTAGATCCTTGCGGGGCAGGTGTGCCGAGAACTCGGATTGTTAGAATGGCGCGTCGTTTAGGTCTGGCGTTGCATACTCTGGCTCGGCGCTAACAAGTTCGTCGTCAATAAAGGCAGCGCGGACTTTGATTGAAACGCCTGTCGTGCCATCCTTCTTTGCGTAGGTGTTAACACCGGTAATCCGCCCAGCGACTCGAACCTGCCTTGCGTCAGTTGTGAACTGCTCGCCAATAGTGCAGTCGTAGATGGTCTTGTCTGTCGTTTCCCATTCGCCGGCTTCGTTCTTTGCCCGAACATCCACCGAGAGCTGAAACGCAGTACCCCACTCAAAGTTCTTTAGGTTGTTGCACCATCCGGTTACCTCAATGGTTGCTTCATTCTTTATTGCCATAATCTATCCTCTTTCGTTTGTTGTTTTTATTGTAACTATGTGGCTAACGCTAACGCAATCAGACTTTCCGCAAGTCCGATAGCCTGGAAGCACAATCATCCCATCCGCATCAACTGGCGTTAGCATATCGGAGGCAAACCCTCCATGCCAAGCGATGCAATCTTTTACCTTTTGAGCTTTCCGCGACCTACAGCTTTGGCAGTTGTCGTGCTTGTTGCGAGTCGTGTTGACTTCCCATACCCAGCCGCAGCGGTTGCAGGTTTGTGTGGTCGGCAGGTCAGCCATAAATCTCAGCCTTGGCAAAGCGGTCAATCCCTGTCTGCCCGTTGTTCTGCTCGTAATCCTTTAGCAGTCTGCAACAAGGCCCGCAGCTGAGTATCAGCTCGTTGTGTTCAAGGCATCGAGGTTGTGGCGATGAGTTGACTGGTGCCTCTGCCTTTGGCTTGTCACGATCCAACCGGAACGCTGCTTCTTTTGCCCAGCTAATAATGTTGCGCGGTTCTAGGTATCGAATTGTTGAGTCCTGCTGCGCCATCTTTAGCGCCTGGGTAGCAATCTCAAACGGTATCCCGCCGATGATGTTGTGCCAGGCTTCTATCGTTTCAGGCATTACCTTGCGGTTGTCAACGAGGGCTATCTGCCGAAGCAGTTCTTTCGTGTCGCTAATTAGCATCTTTGCCATCCTGTTCTTTTGCCCAGCGGTCTAGTTCGTTCCAGTCGTTCTTCAAATTGTAGCGATTATTAGATTTCTTTGCGCGATCCTGCTCGGTGTTCATCCACTTTTGGAACGCCAAGTCCCATCGCTTCATAGTCCTGCCGGTAGACCACCAGTGCAGTTTGAAGTTCTCAGTGTGTAGCTCTTGGTCAACGTCTGGCCACTTGGTTTCAAACATTGCTATCAGCTCAGTAGTTGGTTGCCAATCGTCAGGCAGCTTCCCTGTTCTAATGTATTCAATCTTTGAGAATTGAATTTCTGGGCTGCCCTGTTCTTTAACTTGTTCTTCTTTAACTTGTTTTTCTTTAAATCTGTTCTTCTTATGAGTCGGCTCAGCCTGCGTAGGCTCACCCAACGTAGGCTTATCCAACGTAGGCTCGCTTGTCGTGTAGGTGTAGCCTGCAAGCTGTCCTTTTTCGTTGCGGGTTCTATGCTCAGAGCGCGTTAGGTAACCGGCTTCCAAAAGCTCGTTAAGTATTGTACGCATTGCGTCGCGGCCAATTTTGTTTGCCCTAGCAAGGGACTCTTGAGAAATTATCCAGCCTGGCTTATGCGACATCAGCTGCGTGATTAGCCCGATGGCTGATAGTGAAAGGCGCTTGTCTCTAACCCAGTCGTTAGGTATGCGCGTGAAGTGATCATCAAATGGATAAGTGTGTCTAATTATTGGCATTGTTTCCTGCTTCCTCGGCAGGTAAACTAATACCGCCGATACCTTGATTATCGGTTCTGTAGGTCAGGGGTTCACGCCTCTGGCCTACTTCAATTCTATTACTCACCATGCGCACCGCTTGTGGCAGCGTGACGCTGTGCATAGATCCTTCTTTCTGTTGCGTTGATTTCAAGTTGTCAGTGTAAGTGTCGCTAACTGTCGGAGTTGGAAGATTCACTTGCCCCCCCCCAGCCGGTAGCGTAACGCCCTCAAGCAAGATTCGCAAAGCCAGTTCAGCCTGTTGTGGTACGACACCATTACCGCAAGCTTTTAGTTCCTCATTCCTGGTTATTCCGACACCTGTGACCCAGCCCTCTGGTAGCCCCATCATCCACTCTGTAAAGGCGCTTGAGAGCCTGTGAGCGCCATCCTTGCCGTCTGGCTTAGTTGGCAGCGGTGCTGGTCTGCCTAGTGTTTGTTCCCAGCGTCTGATTGCTGGCTCAAACTTGCCCCATGATGTTTCGCCGAGCATGACCTCGGTTTCAATCCTGGTCTTTGGATTACCCAGGGCGATTTCTTTTTGCGTAGGGCCGTTTGCCATGCTGGTTCTAGTGGTTGGTAGCAATGTGACCGCAAGGGCGTTCTCTAGGTTTTGTGGCTTGCTTAGATCTCTTGCCCAAATCTTGTTGTTTCTATCCTCGCCATTCTGCGCTTGAGTGGTTGGTAGCAGAACTTCACCGCTGTTGAAGATTGCGCTGGCTACTGTGTCAACGCTCGTTTTACCGTCGCGCATTTGTGCGGCTGAGCCGTCCTTGTAATCACGCACTATAGGGGTAGGCATTAAGTCATTGACAACAGTTTCTCTTACGTTGGCATAACCGCCTTTACCCTTATTTAGTGCCTTTGCTTCGGGGGTGCGGGCTGGTAGGTGATCCATTGTGTTTGGAGTTGGGAAGTAAGTCATCATCTGACCGCTTAGGGTTACTTGTCCGCCTCGAGCCTTTGACTTATCTTCTGGCTGGTGTCCTCGTTCGGCTTCGCTAGCTGCTGGAGTTCTGAGGGTAGGCAATGATGAAAACTCGGAATCTGTTATGGGGAGCGCCTGCGTCGGCAGCGCGTAAACCTTGCCATTTCGCATCGTACCCGAGGTCTGCCAAGTCTCCGAGAACAGCTCCCAATGCTCGCAAAGCAGGTTCGCTATCCCCTGCTTCTCCCATACACCACGCGCAGTGTTCCAGGTCTGGGTTGGTTGCGCTTGCGCTAAGTAATCCTCTGACATTTTCAATAACCACCAATCTAGGTTGTAGTTCTTCTATTGCTCTTGCGAACTCAGACCAAAGACCTGAGCGTGTTCCTGTTCTTAGTCCAAAACGCTTGCCAGCCAATGATAAATCCTGACAAGGAAAACCGCCAGTAAGAATGTCAACTTGCTCCACCTGAGTGAAGTCCACCTGTGTAACGTCGCGGTAATTTGGAACGCCTGGGAAGTGAGCTTCAAGAATTGCGCTCGGTGCTAAATCCCACTCACAGTGCCACGCAACTTTTGCGCCTGTGACATTGACGACAGCGTTGTCAAGTCCGCCGTAGCCACTAAAGAGCGAGCCAATCCTCACAAGTTTTCCAGTTCTTCGTACTCTGACCAAGCCTGAATTGCCAAGTTGTCACGATCACCAGCGGCATACCTGCCAGCGTGAAAGTAGATGCGCTTGAACCGTTCTGGTATCACCTTGAGCGTCTTGGTTACGACTTTCACTTCGGGCTTTGTGATGCGCTTGCGATAGCTAATGTCATTGCGCTCAGCTTCAAGGCGCTGGACTAGGTCGCTGAATTGTAGGTTCATTTTGTCTCCCTTTATTGTTAGGCATTACTTTACCGATTTCGAAACAACCGCGCAACTACTAAATCAGATAGCCCGGTGGATCTACTTCGGTCTTGCCGCCCTGCGTGTCCAAGGTGTACCAAAGCCGGCGAGTTGTATCCAGTATTGAATGCCCAGGCGCTGAAAACTTTGAGGCCTTATGCCCATAATCGCGTGCGTACTCTGCCGTTAGTGCGTCGCTTTCCATCCGCCCGTTGTACTCAGCGCAAACTAGTATCACATTTTGCAAGTTATCTAACACTTTTGATCCGCCCATGCCACGATTCTTAATATGGTGAGGCACTAAATTGTCACTCTCACCGCAGTGCCAGCACCATAAATCGCGCTCTCGAAGTTTGCGAGTGTCTTTTGCGTTCACAACTTCATCTCGGACTGCATCAACTTGACCTGAGTACCCATTGCCATGAGCGCAGTTTCTATAGATTTGATTTTCACGCGCACTCGGTTTAGCTCAGCCTTGCGCAAGTCCCTCTGTAAGCGCACAGGAGCCGCGCTGAGCCGACTTAGTGCCGTTCTGTCCGCGACAGTACCCTCGTGCTTTATAAACGCCTTAGATTCGGTTAGGTCGAGTTCGTATTCTGCCTCGGCTAAAGCCTTCTCGCACTCGTAAAGTGCTGTCGATCCCTTTTGGTTCTCGGCGATGAGGTCACTTATCTGGCGTTGAATTTCTGAGAGCATCGGTCAGCCTGACCAAGTAAATGAGCAGCTCACGATTCCAGAGATGCGCCTCATCATCCTTGCCCTCGCTCACTGCCGTCTGGAAGGCGTGTTCCATCTCCCTTATCTTTGCTTCGAGTATTGAGCGATTCACCGAGTGCCTTTATCTTGTCAAGAACTTTTGCGTCAGCACCGGCAGCCTTTGCTTGTGCGTACGTCAATCGTATCGACTGGATGTCGTTGAGTCCTTCCAGCTTTGCTAGGTAATCAACTGGCTCGGCTTTGGCTACCTTTGCCATTTCCGTTCGCGAGGCTCGCTTGTTGCCACTGTAGGAAGCATTAGCCAGCGCGCGACCGATTGCCGAAGTCTCTGCGTTCTCAAGAGCTGCGGTCTGATTTGCACCTGACCCACCGTCAATTTCAAATGCCAGTCCGGTCGCCTTAGCTCGGTTGTTGCCTTGTTCGAAGCCAGTCAGATAGACAGTCGCCTTAACCACCCAGGTTCTTTTGCCAGTCTCGTTCTCGGCGTTGTAGACATACTCGCCAGCGTTTGCCCACTCGGTTATTATCCGACCGTCTTCGTTGTCCTCGTAGAAGCGCCTGATGCGTTCTTCGACTGTTTCGTAATCTTCTAAATTAAATCTCATTGGTTTTTTCCTTCTTCCATTCGGTTATAAATTTCGCACCTTTTGACAAATTACAACTGGCGCACGCGCCTGTCAAGTTTCCAATTGAGTGAGTGCCGCCGCGGGACAGTGGAATCACGTGATCAATATGCTCACTAGGAGCCGCGCAGTAGGCGCAGTGACTTGCGTAAAGTCGCTGCAATTCTTTAAGTGTCACTTGAGACACGCCGTTGTTGAGCTTAAGTGCACGTCGTTTGCTGGCGTTAAAGTTGCGCCTTTCTGGATTGGACTTTGCCCATTGCCTAGCATAAGCCGAAACCTTTTCAGGGTTGGCTTGCCGATAGGCTTTTGAATTTGTGCTAATTTTCTCAGGGTTAGCTTCACGCCACGCTTTATGTATTGCTTTTACTTTTTCAGGATTAGACTGTTGCCATTCCTTAATCTTTTCAGGGTTAGCTTGATACCAGTGCTTTTTATATAGTGCTATTTTTTCAGGATTATTTTGCGCCCAAGACTTTCTGTAATCGGTAGCTTTGTCCTTGTTGTTGGCAAACCAAGCACTGGCCCGAGCAACAGCACACTCTTTGCAGTAACCAGCTAATCCACCTTTACAGTGTTTGTGTTTAGCAAAATCATCTAGAGGTTTAGTTTGACCGCACTTCGTGCACGGCTTAGAATGAGTCATGTGAGAGTCCTTTCTCTTGCCGTGCCTCGGGGTGGTTTGCGCCATCGCCGAGTGCTTCTATTCTACCTCACATTATTTATCTCCCTTTATTATTTGTCGTAGGTATTCAAAGCAATAAATGTGCATCAAGCTATCCCAGCCTGCATCGTGTTGGTTCTCTGCGCCAATCTGTTCAATAGCGTAAGCCTTAGCTCTTTTTTTCCACGTCTCAGCCTTGACTGGCATCCCGTTTTCCTCTTTGTAATCCAGCGCGAAACATAGCGCGTTTAGATCTACTGTCCTTCGCGAAAATAGCGAGTAGCTCTTGGGCAGCGAGTCCTTGACGAACGGCATATCAAACGCTCCCACGTTGAATCCGACTGGGATGGTCTTGCCTCGGTTGTTAGCGTCTGCCCCGATAGCTATTAGAAATTCATAAAGCTGTGCGTCAACTTCGGCAGGTGAAGGAGAACTGCTTAGCCTTCGTCGGGTGATTCCATGAACGGCGAACGCTTGCTCAGACCACTGGCACTCGCCTGGATTCATCGTCCAAGAACGAGTGCGGCACTCGGCTGTGGAAACGCCAATCTGAATAAGCTTGCCACCTTCGCTCAGCTCGCTGGACGACATCTCGCCGTCAAGTCCAAGGAATAGGAAACTCATTCTTCTTCTTCCTCATCTTCGGTTTCTAGAAACTTCCAGTTATCTGCCAACCAAAAGGGAGCTGTAAGCCCCTCAATGTAGATTCTCTCTAGTTGCTTGTTCTTGTCTAGGACTACGCCTGAGACTGCGCCGGTGACGTATGTTTCATTTCGCACTAGCGTCACTGTGTCGCCTAGAAATACTTGCATTACTTCCCCTTCTTGACTACGAGGAAAGGCCGACCCTGACCCCTTGCTTGTCTTGAGGCTACCCTAATTGTTGCGCCGTCGTGTTCAATGTATGCGTGCTTGGCCTTGCCCATGCTTGACAACACCTCAGACTTCATCTGCTTTAGCTCAGACTCCGCTTTGTCAAACGCTGCTTGCGCGGCTGGCAGGTAATGCAGTCCGTCAATTTCAACCTCAGTGTCGTCAATGTCTGGGTGCAGTTCTCTTACCGCCTGGTAAGTTGACTCTGATCCATCCCAAGCAGGCGCTGTGTCATTCTTGACTCCAAGCCAAAACCTTTCGGCAGCCTGCTTCATAACGTCTTGCTCAAACTCGTCGGCTTCGACCCAGTACTCAACCCAGTCCATTGCGACCAATCCGACAATGACCGCACGCTTCACGCCCATTACCATCATGTAGTGCTGAACCTGAGCGACGTAACCTGGCGGCACTTCATCCCAATAGTTTCTAGATGTCTTTGCTTCCACGATTACCCACTCGCCATCAACTTGCGTTAGCCCGTCAGGGTTTGCGTGAAGGTAAGGGATAGTCGGGTGCTGGTAAGTGCCAGTCGTGAATACTTCCCACTCTGGGTGCTGTCGCTTCAGTAGCGGCCCCATGATTACAGGTTCGAGTATGTTGCCAAGGTCGGCAGGGAATGAGTCAATTACCTTTTGTGGCAGGTTGCCAGTCTTTAGGTGGTGCAAGTAGAAGGCTGACTCCCAGCGATTGAGTCCGAGGATCGTGCCAATCTCAGAACCGCCGATTCCGTCAGCGCGTGCTTCGTGCCACTCTGATGTGCCGTTATCAAACACTCCCAGTAGCTTTGCCCCATTGAATGTTGCCGGTGCGTGAAGCTCCATTATTCCCTCTTTCCTAGTTAGGCTTATCTTATGACTGCGCATGGACATCTTACAAGTCGGTACATGGCTTTGCTGAAAAAGATAAGTGTTGCCGGCGGCGTGCCTTGTGAGAAACTTCCGAACGCGTTCTTTCCAGAAGACATCACCGATCCTGAACAGCGCCAGGTGTCAACCAAGATGGCGCGCGCCTTGTGTAAGACCTGCCCGATACTTCAAGAGTGCTTCACCTACGCGCTGGAAACAAACCAGCAGTATGGCGTGTGGGGTGGCACTACTGCCGACGAACGCTAGTTAAAGACGACCGCACTACCTCCTGATTGCTCAAGAGACAGTGCGGTGTTAATGGTTTTATTCTAGCAATCATTGTGAACTTGCAATAGCCGACTAGCTTGACTACTCTTTCAATCATGAACTCAGAGCAAGCACTAACAGCTTTAGCCGAAGGCATCCGCGCAACTCAAGCGCCAGCGTGTCAAACATCAGACCCCGACGCTTGGTTTCCTGAAGGCGGTTCGCCTAATCCAGAATTGCACCCAGCCATACAGCTCTGCAAGGTTTGCCCGGTGATGACCTTGTGCCTTCAGTATGCGCTCATAAATAACGAGCAGCATGGCATCTGGGGTGGAATGAACTCGCGTCAGCGAGCTAGGTTGCGGAAGTCTACTTCTTGGTCACGATCGAAGTAAGCACCGAGAGCAGCGCCGACCCCAGCGAGATGCTGAAGAACCCAACCCAATCGGCTGAGAACAACCCAACAGTGCCACCACCTAAGAACGCTAGTCCTGCTTGAGCGAATGTCTTGATTGCTCGCTCACCTGCGAAGTTCCAAAAAGCTAAGTTAAACATCTCCATTAGTCCAATCTTGATTGTTTTTTCCGTCTTGCCACGATGCACTTACAGTGTACGCTGTTGTGATGATTGAGATAAGCGATACGCCGCCAGTTATCAAAGTGACTCCGACGCCCCACTGGTCTACTAGAAAAGTCAAAGCGCCGAAGATTATCATCGCAAAGCCGAGTCGATACGAACCGAAGATTAGCTTGCGACGGAACTTCCAGCTTGCGCCGGTTGCGGACTCAGGTTCATCCTTTAGAAAGAACACACCGTCAAACATTTTCACAAGGGTCTTTTGCAACATTCGCAAACCTCTCGTACGGGCTTCTTTACATTGGCAAGAATTAGCTTGTAAACGTCAACCTTGTCTGAGGTGACACCGAACACGCCCTTGAGCGTTCTCGAGGCTGTGACGTGGACGTGAGGGCCTGACGATTGCCCTGTGTTGCCAAGCACTCCGACAGTCTGACCTTTGCGTAGCTTCTGCCCGACTGAATACCCTGGCTTAGAATCCATGTGGCAGTAACCGAGATACCAGATCACGCCGTCTTTATCCATCGCAGTTTGTACGACAACCCAACCTAAGACTTCGGAGAACTGAATCAACCGAATCGTGCCTTTGGCGATTGCAGGAATGCGTGTGCCTCGCCGCCTAGCCCAGTCAGTCCCTGAGTGCGGTTGCATACCGTTTGCTTTTCTAAAGCTGCTCATCTCGCCATAGTGCGAGGTTATGTATTTAGCGTCATAGACTAGCCGCCAATCGGCAGTGCGATCAGAGAAGCGTCTCACTTTGATTTCCTTTGCCTGTATTTCTTACCCACGAAGCAAGCTCACTAACCCGACTGCCACTGCTCCCAGTGTTGCGCCGTAGACGCCGTAGACAAGGCGAGCGATAAGCTCAACCTTTGCTAAACGAGTTTCCATGTTTGCAACCTTTTCAGGTAGATACTTCAAGCCACGCAGCTCGGCAAACATTTCAATTTGATTCTCGTTGACTTCCATAAGCTTTTCATAAACCTGCACGTTAGTTATGCGAACGGATGTGCCTTCTTCAGCCATCTTTATACATTCCCTGTGTTCGTGGATGGGAAGGCTCTACCTCGGCCCCAAATAATTCTAACTGCACCGCCGCCGCCTGTTCCGCCCGGATTTCCAGCACCGCCGCCACCGCCATAACTTCCACCACTACCGCTTCCCTGAGCACCTACATTGCCGCCGCCGCCGCCGCCTGAGCCACCACCGCCGGGGGTGCCTGGATAATTATTGCGACCCGCAGCACCAGAGCTTCCTTCTCCCAGCAATCCGACACCGCCGCCGCCAGTACCTCTACCACCACCACCACCGCCGCCGCCTGAGCCTGCTGTTGGGGGTACCGGAGGTGGGTCACCTGTAGGAATATAACCTCCATAGCCGCCTGTGCCTGAATAGCCACCAGCACCGCCGCCGCCAATAAAACTCGAATTTACTGTGTTGCCGCCAGAACCGCCAGAGCCACCACCAGTCCTAGCAGTTCCGCTTGAACCACCACCAGTAGTTGAAGCTCCGCCTGCTTGCAGAATTGAGCTGGTCTTAAACCAACTAGCTCCGCCACTTCCAGCACCGCTTGCACCACCCGCGCCAACTGTTACATTAATAGACTCACCTCCTGTGACTGGAATGTTATTGCCATAAGCAAGTCCCCCACCACCGCCACTGATTTTTGCAAAAGGGAATGCGCCTCCACCCCCACCGCCAACACAAACCACCGAGACAGAAGTAACACCGAAAGGCACTGTGAAAGTGTGCGAGCCTGCCGAAGTAAAAGCTTGTTGCCCAGATTTATTTATACCTGCCGATGCAAGTAGTGCGAGTGGTAGGAATCCCATTATTCTGCCGTAACGTTTCCAGTGACCCTGTAAGCGTTAGTGCCAAGGCAGATTATGCCAATGAGCGAGTATTGTCCGTTAGCCGTAAATGACTCACCTGTGCCTGATACACCGTCACCAGATAGGACTACAGTTCCGTCACCCTCGATAGTTAGCGAAGCACCGTCTGCAAAGATAGCAAGTTGTTGTGCGGTTGTAAAAGCTGTGGCGACATTTATAGTTAGCGTTGTCGCGGATGTGAATTGTAGATACTGATCAGCGTCAGTGTCCTGAATTGTGTAAGTGCTTGCCGCTGAAGATG